GCATATGGTTTGGTATTTCTTGATCAAACCAGTTTTTATACACACCTTTTGGTGCAACAATAAGGGCCCCGTTTATCTTGCCTGCGTTATAAAGCATAGCAATATTGTCAATTAGTACCTTAGATTTACCTGTACCCATCTCCATAAAATAAGCAAAAACTTCTTTGTCCCAAGACATTTCAAGAGCTTTCTTTTGATGAGCAAAAGGCTTGCTTTTGTATTTGTAATGCATAATATAATTTTACTTTCTATTGAAAGCATATATATTATATGGTAAACAATGTCAAGAAAGCATTTATGGTAGAATACGATAAGATTAAAAATACAGATAAACAATCTATAGTATATGTAATACAAGATATACCAGGAACTAAACAAGGTGCACCTAAAATAAATATTATAGGAGCAACACAATTTGGTAATTTAAGAGTTTTATTACCAGAAAACTCACAGATCATATTGAGTCCAAATTATGTCATTACTACACTTAGACAAAAATTAAAAGATTATACTATTAAGGATTATTTACTACTTACAGGCGATCCTGCCATAATTGGTGTGGCATGCTCAATAGTATCAGATGTTACAAACGGAAAATACAACTTATTAAAATGGGACAAACAAGAAAGACGTTATTATCCCGTAGAAATAAATTTATATTCTAAGGGTTGACATATATATTATTAACCTATATATAAGAAACCGAGAAAGTTATGACAATTGATTTTGAAAAAGATAGGATGCAATCTGTTGAGCAGATAGATTCTGCAAAACGATTATCCGATAAAGTTTTAGAACTAAAAGATTTAGAAGATGAGATTGCGAATGCTGAAGAATCTTTAAAAAAATTAAAAGAGAAAGCAAAAGTAGTTTCATCTGTAGAGATACCTGCAATGATGGATGATATGCAGATAACAAAATTAAAGCTGAAAGATGGTGAACAAGTAGAGATCAAAAAAATCTACGGCGCTTCTATTCCTAAAGATCAACAGGAAGCAGCTTTTACATGGCTTCGTAACAACGGTCTAGGTGATGTCATTAAAAATGATATTACTGTTACCTTTGGTCGTGGCGAAGACAACAAGGCAACCGCGTATGCGGACCTTGCAAAGGGTCAAGGGTTTGAGCCAGTTCAAAAGATTGGTGTCAACCCTATGACTCTAAAGGCTCTAGTAAGGGAGCGTCTTGAGAATGGTCAAGAAGTTCCGTCTGAGCTGTTCAAACCGTTTGAGGGTAACCAAACAAAAATAACAAGGAGAAACTAGAAATGAGTGACGCGAAACAAGTAGCAACCAAGAAAGAAAACCTACCATCTGCAGGTTTATTTGAGGCAGATGCACAAATGGGTTTCGAGAATGTGAAGACAGATAGTCTGGCTCCACCAATTCTTAAACTCTTACAGAACGGATCAGCAGAAGCACAAAAGCGTAATCAAAATTACGTAGAAGGTGCAGAACCTGGTATGTTCTTAAACACTGTTACGAAACAGTTACATGATGGTGACAAAGGAATAGATGTTATTCCATGTTACTACAAGTTAGAATACCAAGAGTGGGCAGATTATGGAACAGGTTCAGGTAGACCTGAAATGATCTATCCAGATACTTCGGATATTCTTGACAAAACTACCAAAGGTCCTGACGGAAAAGACAGATTACAAAATGGTAACTACATATTAACAGTAGGACAACACTTTGTGATTATCTTAGGTTCTAAAGGATCTGAAACTGCGATGATATCAATGAGTTCATCACAAGGTAAAATTAGCAGAAAATGGAATTCCATGATGAAGTCTATTAGTTTAGATGGAAAAAATGGTCCATATACTCCACCATCATTTAGCCACATCTATAAATTATCTTCTGTATTAAATACAGGTAAAGGTAATCAATGGTATGGGTTCAATGTAGCCAAGGTTGGAATGTTAGAAGATGCTAAGATGTACGAACGAGCTAAAAAGTTCTACTCTAGCTTTGCTAATAGAGGCTAATAAAAATTTGGGGGCGAAAGCCCCCAATACATATAGTGGTGATGACAGAATTAGATAAATTTATAAACATATTTGAAGGTTCGTATAGTGCCTACGGTCAAACTAGAAAGACAGAAGAGTTTGATGAGAGAGGTAAACACAAAACTAGATCCTTCATAATTAAAAAAACTCCAACAAAACAAATGTTTCAAGAACATTTGAGTGGAAAAGATCCTGCTCTTGGAATTATACCAATTAACGAAGAGAATAAATGTAAGTGGGCATGCATAGATATTGATTTATACAATGGCTTTGACCATAAAGAATTAATTAGGAAAATAAAAAAACAAGACTTCCCTTTAGTAGTGTGTAGATCAAAGTCTGGTGGAGCACATGTGTTTTTATTTGCAGATAAATTTTTACCTGCAGTATTGTTTAGAAGTAAACTAAAAGAAATGGCAGCTAAACTAGGTTATGCTAACGCAGAGATATTTCCAAAACAAAATAAAGTGGATATGCAAAAAGGTGGCACAGGTAGTTTTTTAAATTTACCTTATCACAATGTAAAAATGACAATGCGATACGCTGTAAAGGATGATGGCACAGCAATGTCTATGAATGAATTTTTTGAAGCGCATAATAAAGTAAAACTATCAGAAGATCAACTCTCTAAATTGTCTATAAAAGAAGAAAAAGTTCTTGACAACTTACTTAAAGGTGCGCCACCATGTTTGGTTACGATTGCAAAACAAGGTATTCCAAACGGACAGAGAAACAACGCTCTGTATAACTTCGGCGTATACACAAAGAAAAGATTCCCTGACTCATGGGACACAGAAATATTTAAATACAATGATGCATATTGCAAACCACCACTAGATAAAAAAGAGGTAGATACATTAATTAAATCTATAGAAGGTAAAGAATATAATTATAAATGTAAAGACGAACCCATTGCATCTTTTTGCAATTCTAAAAAATGTGTGATGCAAGAGTTTGGTGTGGGTGATGGTTTACCAGAGACAGAGATAAAAGAAATACAGAAGTATGACTCTGACCCACCACTATATTATGTAACAATAGGTGATGAGCAAGTAGAAGTAGAATCACAAGACTTGCATGAACCAGATAGATTCTCATTAAAATGTTTAGAACAAATTGACCAAGCTATGCCTCCAGTGGGTAAACTAATCTGGAGAAAGGCAATAAATAAATTATTAAAGAACACAATACCAATAGAAGCTCCAGAGTCTACAAAGATAGATGTTCAACTAAAAGAATTATTATCAGATTATATAAATAAAATACCAGGTAAAGATTGGAAAGATATCTTGAGAGGATTGTCTTATACAGAGGATGGTATTAGTTATTTTAAATTTAAAGATTTTTGGAAGTATATTGTTAGAACAAAGATATGGGATACAAAAAAATATCCAAAACAAAAGACAGCTAGAATGTTAGAAACGTTGTTTGACGCAGAAGAGATACCAGGAAAAATAAATAACAAGAGTGTCAGATATATGGCGTTGCCTACCCTAAAATTAGAGAAACCAAATACTAGAAAAGATAAAATGAAAGAGGCACCTTTTGCATAGAATAATTATCCCCGGTCCACCAGGCACGGGTAAAACGCATAGACTTATGCACTACCTTGATGAAGAATTAAAAAAGACTGAGCCTGATAAGATAGCATACATAGCATTTAGTAACGCTGCAGCTAATGTAGCAAAAGAAAGAATTAAGAATGATAAAATATACGTCAGCACTATGCACTCAATGGGAACAAAAGAGTGTAATATCAACACAAAAACACAACTATTAAAGGGAGATAAATGGAAAAACTTTAAGAATTTTTCTACATATTGTCGTGATTTAAACTTTGAATCTAGAATAAACATAAACGGTTATGTTGAACATACCAATCCACATATGCGTATCATAGAGTTAGCTAGAAATAAAAAGATAAGTATTGAAGAGTCAGCTGTAGAATTAGAACTACACTACAGCACAGACATATGGCTAACAGAACAGATAGCTGCTGATTTAAAAACATATAAAGATAGCACGGGTATGATTGAATACTCTGATATGATTTCCAAGTTTGTCGAGGGAGACAGATGTCCACCACTACATTGTGTTTTCCTCGATGAAGCCCAAGATCTAAGTCCTCTGCAATGGGACATGTTCTTTTACATAGAAAGTAAGTGTGCTCGTTCTTATATTGCAGGGGACGATGATCAAACCATTTATTCTTTTCAAGGAGCTTCACCTAAAATATTTATAAATCTAAAAGGTGAGTTTGATCCACAGGTTCAATCACGTAGGGTTCCAAGATCTGTGCATGAACTAGCAACTAGTATCTTCCCTCACATGTCACAACGTCTAAAAAAAGAATGGAAACCTAGAGAAGCCCAGGGTGTGGTTACTATGGGTTCTGATTTTGAAGAATTACCCCTACATGAAGGCAACTGGATGATATTGACTAGAACAAATAAAATGTTAGAAAGGTTACGTGATCATTTATACAGTATGAATTTTAGATTTGAAGCTAAAGCGCAAGAACTATTACCTAAAAAAATGTTAAACGCATACAGAGTTTGGAAACGTTTACATCAAGGTGCAGTGGTAAGTAAAGAAGATGTAAAAGATCTATGGGATTTTTTAACAGTAAAAGATGGACATCTAGTTAGAGGATTTGCTGGCGGCAAGACTCTAGAAAGTATTACTAGTATAAATCTAGAGGGACTACAGACTGAACACGGGTTGCGAGCGACGGGGAGCTGGGAGCAACTAAGGTTTCCAGAATCAAGTAAACTATATATAAAAAAATTATTAGAGTCAGGTGATGATTTAATGAAACCTGCAAGAATAAAATTATCTACAATACATGGTGTAAAAGGTGAAGAGTGTGATAACGTTGTTTTATTTACAGATATAGAAAGAATTATCTATGAATCTGCAACAAGAAACCCAGACCCAGAACACCGTTTGTTTTTTGTAGGTGTGACTAGAGCAAAAGAAAGACTGTATATTTGTAGTCAGCACTACGAATATCAATATAACATAGGAGGACCAATAGTATGACAGACCCAGATGGATTGGAAAAAGCATTTCCACAATCAAGGCAGGTTGGAGGAAGTCACTACAAGAACTTTCACATTCAGCCGTATGAGTTTATTTCTAAAAATAATCTCTCGTTCTTTCAAGGATGTGTTGTGAAATATGTTTGTAGATATTTATCTAAAAATAAGGTAGAAGATCTAGAAAAGATTATACATTACTGTGAATTAGAAATACTAAAATTAAAGGATAAAAAATAATGTTTACAGCGCAGACAGAGTGGGATTGTCCTGATACTTTCCCTGATCTGTCAGGAGAAAAATATATTGCGATAGACTTAGAAACAAAAGACCCAGACTTAAAAGCAAGAGGTTCTGGTGCTATACAAGGAAGAGGAGAGATTGTAGGTATCGCAGTGGCTGTTGAAGGATGGAAAGGTTATTATCCAATAGCACATGAGGGTGGTGGTAACATAGACAGAAGGACAGTTTTAGAATGGTTTAAAAAAGTTTGTGCAACAGATTCTTATAAAATATTTCATAACGCAATGTACGATGTGTGCTGGATAAAAGCATACGGCATACCTATCAACGGACATATTATGGACACCATGTTAATGGCATCTTTGATAGATGAAAATAGATTATGGTATACATTAAACAGTATATCATATGATTACTTACGAGAAGTAAAAGATGAAAAAGCTTTACAACAAGCTGCAGAGTCATGGGGTATAGATCCTAAAAAAGAATTATATAAACTACCAGCAATGTACGTGGGTAATTATGCAGAAC